TGATCAGCGCGCTCTGCGCGAGCATGACGAAGGAGGAGGAAGTGATCCAGACTTCGCCATGGGATGACCCCGAATTTTCGATGACGGCCGACGAGGACGAAGCCTGATGCGGTGGTTCACCGATTGGCTGCTTGGCGGCGTTGAGCAGCGCTCGATCGAGGACCCGAAGTACAATCTGAGCGAGAGCCCGGAAGAGCTGCTGCGCCTGCTCGGGATCGCCGAGGCGCAGAACGCACTGCCGATCGTGTCGATCGAGGCGGCGCTGGGTGTGCCGGCAGTGTTCTCGATCGTCGCCTTCCTGTCGCGCACGCTGGCTGCACTGCCGCTGCCGACGTTCGAGGCTGGCGAGAATGGTGCCCGGGTTGATGATCCGGTGGCCCAGCTGCTCAGCTATGCGCCGAATGAGGGCGAAACCAGCTATGGCTGGCGCCGCTGGCACTGGCAGCAGGTATTCACCGGCGGCCGCGGTCTGGCCTGGATCGAGCGCGTGGGCAAGCGTCCGGTGGCGATCTGGCCGATGGATCCGGCGCTGACGACGATCCGGCGGGTCAATGGCGAGCGGATCTACACGCATAACGGGCGGGATTACCCTGCCCGCGACGTGATAGACACGCCGTTCATGCTGAAGCGGGACGGCCTGGGCAGCTATTCGCCGATCGCCAAGATCAACAAGGCGATCTCGCTCGCGATCGCCATGGAGAGCTTCGCTGGCAGGTTTTTCCTGGGCGGCGGCGTGCCCCCGCTGGCGCTAGAAGGCCCCCTGCCTTCAGGTGGCGATGCATATCGGCGAGCGCAGAACGATATCCAGCGCGCGATCGATCTGGCCAAGAAGTCGAACAGCAATATTTTCGGGATGCCGCCTGGGCATAACCTCAAGGCAGTCGGAATCGATCCTTCCAAGGGTCAGATGGTCGAGGCGCGCGCCTTCCAGATCATCGAGATCAGCCGTGGCTGGCAGATGCCGCCGGTGTTCGTCCAGGATCTGTCGAAGGGCACCTTCAGCAACACCGAGCAGCAGGATCTGTGGCTGGCCAAGCACCTGATCATGCAATGGGCCAAGGCTTTCGAGGATGAGCTGACGCTGAAGCTCTATGGCTGGCAGAACCCGACCCGGCGCGTGCGCCACAATCTCGATGGTCTGCAGCGCGGCGCGTTCAAGGAACGCAGCGAGGCGCTCGCCAGGGCTATCCAGACCGGTCAGCTGACCCCGAACGAAGCCCGCGCGCTCGAGCAGCGCGCGCCGATGGATGGCGGCGACCAGCTTTACGTGCAGCAGGCGACCGTCCCGCTGGTGATGGCCGGTGCCGGCATTGGCCACAATGGCGGGCCGTCGATCGACGACAATGAGGAGGACGCTGCGGATGCCAGCACCCAAAACTGACGGAATTGAACGCCGCGCTATGGCGAACGGCGGCGAGCTGCGCATGGCGCAGGCCGCTGAGGGTATCGGGATGGCCGCCGGCTATGCAGTGCTGTGGAACAACCGCACCGATATTGGCGGTTGGTGGACCGAGCAGTTCGCGGTCGGATGCTTCACCGAGTCCCTCACCAAGCGTGATGTCGTCGCGCTGCACAGCCACGATGATGCGCGCCCCGTCGGCCGCCGCAGCCGTGGCACACTGCGCCTGACCGAAGACCAGCGCGGACTGGCATTCGAAAACGACCTTCCCGACACCAGCGACGGCCGCGACCTGAAGGTGCAGCTCGAGCGCGGTGACATCGAGGGCATGAGCTTCCGGTTCATCGCGCGTCGCGAGGAATGGGACGAAACGACCGAGCCGCCGGTGCGAACGATCCACGAAGCGGACCTGATCGAGATCACCTACACCACCTTCCCGGCCTATCCCGACACCGAGGCGGGCATGCGCAGCCTGGAAAAGGCGCGCACCGAGCGTCGGCAGCACAACAAGACCGGCGCCATGGCGCGCCTTCGCATGCGCCAGGCGCAGCGCGAACGGAAGATCTGACAGCAATTCACCGGGCCCAGCCCGAGGCGACGCCTGCAACGCCGCAGCGTCCTCAACCACCCGCCGCTCTGGCGGGTTTTTTGTGTCCTGGAGCGACAAATGATCCTGCAGCAGTATTACGAGGAGCGCGGCCAGCTCGTGGCCGAAGCTCGCTCGATCCTCGATTCGATCGAGAATGAAACCGATCAGACCCGCATCACCGAGGCCGAGCAGCGCCATGACGCGGTGATGAAGAAGGTCGACGATCTCGACAAGAAGATTCGGCGCGAAGAGCGCCAGGTTGCGCTCGAATCCGCGGAGGAAGAGCGCCGCCGGCAGAACCGCCCGAACCGTGGCAGCGGCAGTTCGTCGGGCGTCGACGACCCCGAAAACGGTGAACAGCGGACCGCCGAACAGGCGCAGGAAGAGTATCGCGACGCCTTCTACGCCATGCTTCGTGAAGGCGGCGATATGTCCGGCCTCTCGGCGGAACAGCGCCAGCTGCTGCGCCAGGGCTATGTCGAGAACCGCGTCCAGACTGCCGGGACCGATTCCGCTGGCGGCTTCACCGTGCCGACCACGCTCGCCAACTTCATCGTTTCGACGATGAAGGACTGGGGTCCGATGTACGACCCGGGCATCACCACCGAGCTGGTGACCTCGAGCGGCAACGCGTTCGACATCCCGACCAATGACGACACCGCCAATACTGCCGCGCTGAAGAGCGAAGGCGCGGACCTGACCGATGACGACAGCGGCGACCTGGCGTTCGGCGAGAAGAACCTGAACGCGTTCGTCTATGCGACGCCCTGGCTGAAGATCAGCTTCGAGCTGCTGCAGGATTCGGCGTTCAATCTCGAAGCGTTCATCGGCGCCAAGCTCGGCGAGCGCCTGGGCCGTATCGCGAACCAGCGCCTGACCATCGGCACCGGCTCGAGCCAGCCCAACGGTATCGTGACCGCAGCCAGCGTCGGCAAGACTGCTGCCGCTGCCGCAGCGATCGCCGCCGACGAGCTGATCGACCTGCAGCATTCGGTCAACGCCGCGTACCGCCGCAGCCCCCGTTGCGGCTGGATGTTCGCAGACACCACACTGGCGTCGATCCGCAAGCTCAAGGACGGCCAGGGCAACTATCTGTGGCAGATGGGTGACGTACGCGTCGGCGCACCGGACCTGATCCTGGGCAAGCAGTATTTCGTGAACGACGACGTCGCCGCGATTGCTGCCAATGCCCGCACCGTCGTGTTCGGCGACATGGGCGCTTACATCGTGCGCAAGGTCGGCAGCCCGCTGATCGGCACCGTGCGCGAGCGCTTCTGGCCCAAGGTCGGCATGGCCGGTCTGGTTCGCTTCGATGGCGAGCTGACCGACACCGCCGCCGTCAAGGTGCTGCGCCAGGCCGCTTCGTAACCCACGGTCGCAACGGAGATCCGGGCGGGGTTCGCCTCGCCCGGGCTTTCGCTGGCTTGCGCGCGCTGTGCGCAGGCCAGCGAAGGAGACAATCCATGCCGAAACTGAAAATGCTGACCGGCCTTTCCGGTCCGGAATATACCCTGTCGCGGGGTGACGAGCGCGAATTTGGCGATCGCGAAGCCTCGCGGCTGATCCGCGCCGGCTTTGCCGAAGCAACCGACGGCTTCGTGCCGATCGACGAGGACGTCGACGAGGACGTCGACGCGTACGCGGACGCGGCTGCAACCGCACAGGCTGAAGCAGATGCGAAGGCGAAAGTCGACGCCGATGCCGCTGCAGCCGCGCAGGCCGAAGCCGCCGCAGCAGCTGCTGCTGCCGCGCCGAAGGCACCTGCCGCGAAGAAGGCTCCGGCGGCGAAGAAGGCCAAGGCATAATGTGGCTTCCCGCCGTCACCGTCACGCCGCCATCGGCGGAGCCCGTGCTGCTAGCGGCGGCGAAGCAATATCTGCGCATCGATGCGGGCGATGACAGCTTCGACGATGAGATTGCGACCTTGATCGCGGCCTCGCGCGCTGACATCGAGAGCATCTGCAGCACACGACTGATCACGCAGGAGGTCCTTCTGCAGGCGGACAGCTTTGCCGACCTGGAGCACCTCCCAATCGGCCCGGTGCAGTCGATCGAGGCGGTGAACTATATCGACAGCGCAGGCGACGAGCAGCTGCTCGCCAGCGCCGATTACGAGCTGGTCGCAGCGCCGCTCCAGGCACAGATCATTCGCGCTGCCGGTGTGACCTGGCCGACGATCGCCGATCGTCCTGACGCTGTGCGCGTGACCGCGACGGTCGGTTATGGCGAGGCCGGCAGCGATCTGCCGCGCGACCTTTATTTCGTTGTGCTGCGCTCGATCCGCGCCAAGTTCGATGGCAGCGAGATCGCGATCGAGAACATGCTGGTCAATCACCGCATCTGGATGAGCTGATGCGACGCGGTCGGTACGGCGCGGCCAAGCGCAATCGCCTGATCCGCTTCGCCCTGCCGGTGACGGAAGAGAATGCTGCCGGCGAGCCGGTGGAAGATAGCCTCGCGGATGCGGGCAAGGCCCTTGCCGCGGTGAGTTATGGCAGGGCGCAGGAGCGCCGCGAGGCCGGCATCGAGGGCAACGATCTGCCGGCGACCTTCATCACGTTGCAGAGCGACGTCACGCGCCCGATCGGGTCCGGGCATGTGATCCTGTTCGACGGCCATCGCTGGGACATCACCAGCGCCGCGCCGTTCGAACGGGACGAAATGGAATTCACGGCTGTGCGACGCGCCAGCCTCACCCAAGGAGCATGAACATGCTGGTCAAGACGATCCGCGAGCACGCCAACAATTTCGGCGATGTGAAGGAAGACGGCACCGGTCGCCTCAAGACGCCGGACACCGAATATGAGCATCCCGATCCGCAGACGCTGATCCGCACCGGCTTCGTCGTCGATGCGGCCAAGGCCAAGGCCGAAGCGGCTGCAAAGGCAAAGAAGGGCGGCGCCAAGCCGGATGCTTGATTTTGCCCTGTCCGGCATCGACCAGGCCGTGCGCGCGGTGCGCAACATCGGCCAGGCGGTGACGGACGACACGATCAAGCCGGAGGCCGCAAAGGCTCTCGAGCCGGTGCTGGATACCGCGCGCCAGATTGCGCCGGTGGACCGTGGCGAGTTTCGCGACAGCCTGGCCATCGGCGATCAAGTCGTCGGCGAAGCGTCTCGCGGCCGTGGCGGCAGCATCTATTTCGGACCACTGGCAGGCAAAGCCGATCACGCGTGGTTCATCGAGCTCGGGACAGTCCATATGGCGGCACAGCCCACCATAGCCCCCGCGTTCGAGCAGCACCGCGATATGATCGTCGACATTCTGGGCAAGGGCGCGGGTCGCCTGATCCTGTCGGAGAACTGAGATGGAAGAGGCCCTGGTC